TATCCGCCTTCGTCACCTTGGCCGCCTTATTCTTGATAACCTTGGCCTCCGGCACGTATAGCTTGAGCGTTACCGCCTTGGCTATGATGCTCGATTGTGGTAGTGAAAAGTCGGCAGCCAATTGCTTGGCGACGGCTAGTGTGATAGGAGCCGAGGCTATCATTTTAGCGGCCATTTCTTTAGTATAATTTGACATTATATTTTCTCTCTTATTAATTAAGTGTGTAGTATAGCGCAGTATTGCGCTTAATACCAGTAAACTATAGCGAACATATAGACCGCAACCAGCCAGCCTATATGATAATCAGAAGCGAATTGCGCTGTTCTGAATAGTATTTCTTTAGTAAAATTTGACATTATTTATTTCTCTTATTGATTTGATTAAGTATGTATTGTAGCACAAAAACGTGCAAAAGTCAAGCTGTTTCCCGCTTAGTATATGTAGATATAGATTACAGTGATAAGGCCCAGATACATTGTTGCGAATGATAATCCTAGGATGATACCAGTTGTTGCTTCCTTATAGTTCATTATTTATTTCTCCTTTTTAAATCACGCGTAATGTTAGCCGCGCATAGTTTGCGGTTGATTTCCGCTTGATAATCTTTAACTGTTATGTTCTTCATTTGTTTAATTCCTTATTTAATATGTGCATATTATCGCATAAAAAGCGCCAAATGTCAAGCTGTTTCCTATACCGTTATAGCATAAGGGATGCCCTGCTAGGAGCTAAACGGTATAAGAAAAGGTTGACATCATGTCGCCGGTGTGGTCGACCAACATCACCGAGGCTAATGGGGGCGGTTAGGAGACATCATTCTTAGTGATGCGCGCGGACTCCCCCGCACGTACGACTTTGGGTTTTTTCGATACCTAAGTATAAAAACTCCTTGACATTGAATGTCATATTTAGTATAATTGCTTCTATGACAACGTATCAATACAATTTAACTATGCCTGCAGTATCCCCTGGAGCCTCTTCGGGGGCCTATCCTGTAGCGATAGGCAACAGCCCGTATATGCCATTAGATACAATGATTTTCAAACTGAACGATATAATTAAAGTCAAGGTAACGCATCCTTCGGGGTATGAGATAAGACTCTCTGTCAGTGACTCCCAAGGAGCAGACCCAAACCCTACTTCTCCCGCGAGTGCCACTTACCCTATCAATTCTGGAGGCCCTACCTCAATGCCTAATGATATAGGGGGCTGGTTCCCTAATAACAGTATATTTGGGCTAACCTGGTCGGGCACTTTTGCAGGTGGAAGCACCGCTGCTGCAGATCATTTAACACGTTGGTACTTTCATGGTAGAACTGCTGCCTTCCCAAACGGTACGGGGTCGCACTCCGCTGAAGCTAAACTAAGAAAAGTTGTTCCCCCCACTTTCGGTGCCAATTCTTCTAGTGTAGTACAAGGCTCCTCAATAATTTTTACATCAGGAGCCATAACAGGTATTGTACCTTCCGGAGGATTCGGTAACCGCTTATATGTATCAATATACAACTATGCCCAACAATTGATAGGAACAGGTTCTAGCGGGGTTTCATTTGCCAATTCAGGTTCTGGGTTTTTTGGCAAAGTGGGGGGATCAAGTGGGTTATCCACTACCTGCACTGTAGGAGCTAGCCTACCGACAGGAACGTACTATGCATACCTTACGCATTATACTGCGGCAACCGAAATAAATGGAAGCACCTCGATATCAGCTAACGACCGATTTATTGGGGCAACTCAAAGACTTGCAGTACAATCCTTCACTGTTACTAGTAGTCAGGGGGATATTATTCCAGATGCTTTTGACTTTGCCCCTGATATCTCAGGAGCAGATACGGATACTGAGTACACTACTAACCCTCTAACAGTATCCGGACTTGGAAGTGGAATAAACGCAGTTATTGCAATGAACCAGGCCAAAGGCACAAGTTGGAGTAAGAACAGCACTACGTCTTTTCAGACAGCTAACGGTACCGTAACTAACGGGGATGTAGTTAGGCTGCGAAATACATCACCTCTTACTTTCCCTGCTAGTCAGTTCAACTACTGTAATATAGGAGATAGAGGTTCGAATACAGTTTGGTTGATTACTACAAGCCAGCATCCTAGTGCAGCCAATGCTGACACTGAACCAGACGCCTTCGGAACAGCCGCAAACGGTTTCAAAGCATACCCAGGGTCGGTAAGAGGTGACAATATAGCAAGCGCAATTGTTACTATGACTGGGACAACTGCAAGCAGCTCTTCCTCAATTGCAGTAAGTGGGACAGGTGACCCCCAGTATCGTTATAGAGCGGTAGGAGGAAGCTTTAGTGCTTACACAAATAATACTGGAAATATCCCATCTGGAAACCAGTTTCAATTGCGCAGCACTGTCTCGGGCACCTTTGGTGCAAGTGTATCATCTACTCTAACTATAGACGGTACTGTCACAGGCATTATATCTTCAACTGCTGAATCAGCGCCTACAGGAGGCTCTTCCCCACCTGCGGGGTCTTCAAACTATGGCTTAGCTCTTTTTAATGACGCAGGAGTAGAAGTGTTTGGGTCTAATCAAAGACAGACCAATATAGTTAAGAGAGACACTATTGTAATTAATGCATCCACTACTGTGACAATAACAGGAGTAGAGGGGATGACTGCAAATAATTCTGATGAGATGGCGATAATGACGAAAAACACAACTAGCCCAATGCTTATAACCGAAATCTCAAATCGTAGTGCTGCTAACGGAGGTCAGTTTGACATACATCATGGCTCTGCCGCTCAACAAACGATAAGCTACTTTGTGGTAAGGTATTAAAGTATGGCATACGGAATATCAGTAACAGGAAAAGACACTGCAGGTAACCCATTTTATGTTATCGACTCCACGACGGTAAAAACTGAGTTTTTAGTACCTACTGCAGGAGGCGTAAAGACTGCTTCTGGCGACAATAGGGCTTCCGTGGAAGCATACGTATCTAGCCCATCAAGTATATCTGGTCAATCAGCAGATACCTTACTTTTTGCAAGACCCGACGATAACATAAATTATATGTACTTCCATACTCAGCAGGCCTTGCAGTCTACCCATTTTGTAATTACAAAACCTAATAGTCTTTTAACTGCAACGTCTGATTTAAATGGTGAAAGCTACGGCTGGCAGGTAAATAATTCTGCAGGAACCCCTGTCGAGATAATAGACAGTAGAAAAGTACAGAAAGGAGTAGCTATTCTAAGAGGGATAGAACGCGAAGCCCTAACTGGGGGAGACTACAGTACCAGCAGCTCATACCAAGCGACTGCATGTGTGTGGGATGGAAGCTCTCAGACAGCATTAGAGTTTGCAAACACTTATGTAACTGTTAACACCACATTTTACGTTGATAATGGCCAAACCAGAACAGTACTCGGTGGGTACTATTTTGATCATAGTATTAGAAAAATATACCATGTAGCGTATATATCGGTATCCGGCGGGGGGAGTTATCAAGGCTCCTCCATTAAAAACTTAGGTGATATACTTGTAGGAGAGTTAAAACAATGACAAGAGTAGCGATAGTTAACCCCCAAGGGGAAATAGAGCAAATGTATTCTTCGGGGGTAAATGTAGAACCCGAGGGCTTATGGGCACAGGATAATACTAGAGAAGTGCACCACATTGTAGACGCACTTGATACAGCTACGTTTGTAGCTCTTAGGTATTTAAAAGGCAATGACTTTGTAGAGAGAGCCGCTAAGCCTGGAGACTATTATGACTGGGCAGACGAAGCCTGGGTATTGAGTACTGAGCGTCTAATGATAGAAATTAGGAAAGAAAGAACTAACCGGCTATTTCAATGTGACTGGACACAAAGTGCAGATGCACCTTTAACAGACGCTAAGAAGGCCGAGTGGGTAGAGTACAGACAAGCTCTAAGAGGTTTGCCTTCTCAAAGTACTGGAGTAGTCCACTTAGACGGGGTCCTATGGCCCGACACACCATAGAAAAAAACATCTTGACATTCCACCCCTTTTTGAGTATAATTTGCCCATGGCTAACGAGATAACAACCATTTCACCTGAAGGACTTGAAGTAGCAGCTTCCTATTTAACGCTTGGTAATATTAAAGGCGTTTGTGAGCATTTGCAAGTTGCAGAAAAAACAGTAGTTGATATTTTAAATCGACGGGAAGTTAAGAAGTACATCGATACTGTGTACCTAGATAGTGGGTACCGAAATAAAAATAACATTGCATCCTTATTGGATGAGATGATTCAATCAAAGCTCGAGGAGGCCCAAGAAAGTGGCGTGTACTCCAGCAAAGACTTGGCAGACTTATTACAGATGGCACATAAGATGCGTATGGACGAGATCAAGGCACAAGCGGATCTTGAAAAGGCAGAGGGTTCCAATATCAAAAATCAAACAAATGTTCAGATTAATGAAGGAATTCCATTTGGTCAAGGTAATTACGGCAAGTTAATGGATAAACTACTCAATGGAATTAACACCTAATGAAGTGGCGCAGAAGTTCGCTGCTCATGAAGCTCAGTGCGAGGAGAGATGGAAGACTATCTTTCACGCGCTAGAAGTCATGGAAAAGAAAATGGATAGACTACAAAACATGCTGTTAACCGCAACGGGGACAGTAATTATATTTTTAGGAGGAATTATTTTAACACTACTGAATGGGTAGAGAGGGAGCTCCCTAGAGAACTAAAGTGATAGGAGAAGTAGCACTAGTACTGTCTGCTCTAAAAGCACTTAACGATGGCATCGCTACAGTTAAGGAGTCAAAAGGTAACCTATCTTCTATTGTTGGAAAGTGGGCAGAAGCCGACGAGAAAGTACGAGACGTAGAAGTAAAGAAGACAGGTAAGATGTCGTATAAAGAAGCACTGGATATGGAAAGTGCCAAACGACAACTAGCTAATTTCGACCAACAGCTAAAAGATATATGTATGATGCAAGGTCAGTACGACTTATATACCTCTATAAAAGCAAGAATGGAAGAGTCTCGAATGCAGCATGTGAAAGATGTTGCACGAATGAGAAAGAAGCGTAAAGAGATGAGAGAGTTAATGAGCTTTTTAGGCACAATCACTTTATCTGTAGTATTCCTGTGGGTAGTAGCTTATGCAGGTTTCATGATATGGAAGGGAGTATAGGGGCTGATATGTTGTACGGTAAGAAGAAAGGTAAGAAGAAAGTTAAAAAAGGCTACCATCGTATGGCCAACGGGAAACTGATGAAAGGATCAAAGCATCCTAAGCGTAGCAAGAAGAGAAAGAAATGAGTGATACCCATCCAGCGGATACTAATGGTGATGGTAAAGTTTCAGAGACTGAAGAAGCAATGTTTCTGGAGTTTAAACGTAAGGAGCTAGAAGACGCAGATGCAATGCGAGACGCTCAAAGAAAAATGACTTGGTTTGCCCTTGGAGGATTACTCCTCTACCCGGGAGCTGTAGTACTAGCTTCCTTGTTCGGACTAGGCGAAGCACAGAAAACACTGGGTTCGATGGCACCTACATACTTTGTGGCAGTAGCCGGTATAGTAGCAGCCTTTTTCGGGAGTCAGGCATATTCTTCAAATAAGAAATAATAAGGTACAAAGATGGACGAAGGGCCAAATGGCAAGTTTTGGGTAGACTCCACAGCAAACAATAAGAACTTCTTTTATGGGGTGAAAGACGGTCTAACGGAAGACTTGATTGAACAGTTAGATTGTTTTGTAGAGAAAGAGAACCTTATACAGAAGGCTACACTAGTGGGCAAGGTCGACCAGTCGAAGCATAGAATAACAGAAGTAGCTTGGATCGACACTGACACAAACAGAGAAGTATACGAGAGGTTAACTGAGTTAGTTCACTTTGTAAACACAAACTATTTTAAGTTTAATATTTCGTATATTGAAACTTTACAGTATAGTGTATACCCTCCTACTGGGCACTACGTATGCCACACGGATGGCTTTCTTAAAGGGTGGAATGGTTTTGGAAGAAAACTATCTTTCTCAATTGGACTGAACGACCCTAGTGAGTATGAAGGTGGTGACCTTGAGATTTGGACAGGCGGTAAGAACTTTAAGTGTAGATTACCTAAAGGCGAAGCATTATTTTTTCCGTCCTGGATTCCTCATCAGGTACACCCGGTCACACAAGGAACACGAAAGTCTTTAGTAGGCTGGGTACACGGACCCGATTTTATATAACTGAGTAATAAATGGCAATAGAGATTAGCAGGAAAGATATAGTTGCAGAAGAACTATTCGAGTATCAATCTGAGACGAGGTTTCTCAAACTACCAGTATCTCCCTATTTGGAGATGCTCGGCATAGAGCCTCTTGATTCACAAAAGGCTATCATTAATGCGATCAACAATCCGAAATACCGTTTTGTATGTGCGGCGGTATCTCGGAGGCAGGGTAAAACCTACATCGCAAATATAATTGGACAACTTGTCTCTCTGGTTCCCAATTCAAACATACTGATAATGTCTCCGAACTACGCCTTGTCTCAGATTTCTTTTGACCTGCAAAGAACTCTAATAAAGCATTTTGATTTAGAAGTTACGAAAGATAACGCTAAAGATAAAGTAATTGAAATATCTAACGGCTCGACAATTCGTATGGGTTCGGTCAACCAAGTTGATTCTTGCGTTGGCCGCTCTTACGACCTAATCATCTTTGATGAGGCGGCCCTAGCGGATGGAAAGGATGCATTTAACGTAGCCCTCCGTCCTACACTGGATAAACCAAATTCGAAAGCAATCTTTATATCAACACCTCGTGGAAAGAGCAACTGGTTCTCTGAATTCTTTTGGAGAGGCTTTTCGGAAGAGTTCCCTGAGTGGGCGTCTATTCGAGCTACTTATAGGGATAACCCTCGCATGTCTGAAAGCGATATTGCGGAAGCTAGAAAATCTATGTCCGAAGCAGAGTTTAAGCAAGAGTACGAAGCTGACTTCAATACTTACGAAGGTCAGATATGGACATTTGATCATGAGCAATGTATCATAAATGGTAGTGAATTAGATACTAGTAGCATGGACGTCTTCGCGGGGTTGGACGTAGGTTTCAGAGACCCTACCGCGTTTTGTGTAATTGCCTACGACTGGGACAGCGAGAAGTACTACTTACTTGACGAGTACCTGGACGCAGAGCAGACAACAGAGAAACACGCGGAAGAGATACAAGCTCTCATACATAAGTACGACATTGACTACATTTACATCGACTCGGCTGCACAGCAGACTCGATTTGACTTTGCACAGAACTACGACATCTCTACTATCAACGCGAAGAAGTCCGTACTTGACGGCATAGCTTATGTTGCAGCAATAGTAGATAACGATACATTGTTTGTTGAACAAGGCTGTAAGAATACATTGTCTGCGTTAGATCAGTACCAGTGGGATCCCAATCCTAACCTAGCGAGAGAGAAACCGAAACACAATTACGCATCGCACATGGCGGACGCGTTAAGATACGCACTCTACTCTTTTCAGACTTCATCAGTAAGTTTTTAGGATACCTACTCAAAAATAGTGTTTGACATAGTACCTCAAACTAGATATAATTCTTCTAATCGAAAATAGAAATCCGAAAAACCCAGATGGCTAAACTAAAACGAGATGTAGTGAAATATATCCGAGACAAGGCTAAGAATAAATACGATAAGGGTTCGGCTTGTGAGATTTGTGACGCAACAGAGCCGCTGGATTTTCACCATTTCTACACCCTTGCACCACTGGTACATAAGTGGTTAAAAGATAATAACCTTAATCCTGAGTACATTCTCGCGATTAGGGATGACTTTATAGAACAATATAAAGCTGAACTGTACGATTATACTGCTACGTTGTGTCACAAGCACCACGTACAGTTACACAAAGTATACGGAAGAGACCCCGGTTTAGGCACAGCAAAGAAACAAATGCGGTGGGTCGAGATTCAAAGAGAAAAGCATAATGGCATGGTATAACAATATTTTTGGCAAGGAAGTAGAAGTAGAAGAGAAACTAAATCCTGCCCAGGAATATATGGGAATCTCACAACAAACGTCGAGAGAGCCCAGCTTTAGCTACGAGAGAGCCTATGAGGATCTTGAAGTTGTTAACCGTGGCGTAAATATGATTGTGGATGACGTAGCTGAGATTCCTACTACTGTTTCTCGTGTAAATGCTTTTAGAGGCGTAGTTCCTGGAATTAAACGTTCCAAAGTAGAACTGCTTCTTAATAAGTCTCCAAACCCCTTCCAAGACGTTAATAGCTTTAAGCGTAATCTTATTACTGACTTTCTTATTGATGGTAATATCTTTATGTACTTTGATGGTGCACACCTGTATCATCTACCCGCTACTGATGTAAGAATCCATCCTAGTAAAGAAACCTTTATAGAAAAGTATACAATGCACGATGTCACGTTTAGTGCGAATGAGATTATTCATATTAAAGAAAACTCATTCCATTCTATATATCGTGGCGTACCAAGGCTGAAGCCCGCACTCCGTACTATGATACTTATGAAGTCGATGAGAGCTTTTCAAGATAACTTCTTTAAGAATGGAGCAGTACCAGGATTAGTACTAAAATCCCCCAATACACTTTCTGAGAAAATCAAAGAACGAATGATGGCTTCTTGGCAAGCACGATACCGTCCAGATGCAGGAGGTCGAAGACCCCTTATCCTAGATGGTGGAATTGAAGTGGACTCGATATCCAATGTAAATTTTAAAGAATTGGATTTCCAAACTTCGATTGAAGAAAATGAAAAGATTGTTTTGAAGGCGTTAGGAATCCCACCTATTATGTTGGACTCTGGTAACAACGCTAACATTCGCCCCAATATGCGTATGTACTATCTTGAGACTATACTACCTATAGTTCGAAAAATCAACTATGGACTAGAAAGATTTTTTGGTTTTGAACTTAGTGAGGACATTTCTAATATCCCCGCTCTGCAGCCAGAACTGAGAGACTCTTCTGCTTATTATACTTCCCTAGTAAATGGCGGTATTATTACAGCAGCAGAAGCAAGAGAGCGGTTAGGTTTTGAGCCTATCGAAGGTACAGAAGAGATACGCGTCCCTGCAAATATTGCAGGATCAGCAGTTAACCCCGATGAAGGCGGAAGGCCTGTCGAAGATACAGAGGAGTAAATATGGCAATTCGTCAAAAACAAAAAGTGCTAGATATAGTAATAAAACAGTTCAAAGAGTTCGGATTACCTTTAGATATAGACTACAAGTCTTATACTACTATTGTAGGCCCTAGTGAGGCTATTCATCCGATCTCAGTTAAAAGAAGTTTTAAAGCATGGAAGTACGTTACTCATGCTGTTAGGCTCAAGTGTCCGGAATTGGCTAATAAGCCAAAACCTGTACCAGAGCCTATTAAACCACCAAAGCCCGTACCAAAGGCTTCGGGCAAGCCTACTGCTAAAGCAGCAGTAAAAGAGGAAGTAAATGGAAAAGATATTTAATCTTACCTCTACTTTTAAGTCTCATACCGAGGATGATGGTAGTATAATGATCCGAGGTATGGCGAGTACTGCTGACTTTGATCGCGCTGGCGACTCTATTTCAGCCGACGCATGGACTAAAGGTGGACTGCACAACTTTGAGAAGAATCCTATTATTCTTTTCAATCATGATTACAACCGACCCATTGGAAGAGCTACAGGTTTAAAGAGCACTGAAAATGGATTGGAACTTACTGCAAAAATCAGCAAATCTGCTGGTGATGTAGCTGAGTTAGTTAAAGACGGTGTTCTTGGGGCCTTTTCAGTTGGTTTCCGAGTCAAGGATGCTGATTACCTAGAGGAAACCGACGGATTAAGAATAAAGGACGCTGAGTTATTTGAGGTATCGGTAGTATCGGTACCGTGTAATCAATCAGCTACTTTTTCACTAGCGAAATCTTTTGACTCTATGTCAGAGTACGAGG